TCATCCAGATACTGGAGTAGACGAGGCAATGGAATGTCATAGTTCACGAAAGACTCTGACGCATTGAACAAGGCTTGTTCTTTGCTTAGTGGGTTACGCTTGCGGGTTGTTTCGTGCCTGTAGAGTGCGTAACGTCCTACAAAGTCCGAGTACTGCGTGCTCTTATGTAAAAACTTGTACAGCGTGGTGTCATGAGTCATGTAAAGCACTCGACCTGCTCCCACCACAGAAGGATTCAGGTTATGAACCTTTTCGTCAATCCAGTGGGCAAACTGACTCTTGTACGAGTAAGTATCGTCTTCCATCGTGACATCTTCCACAATGGTCGGCAGCAAGCCAGCATCAATTAGTTCCTTGGCTGGGTTGCGGTCAATGGCATCCTGCAAGCGATTGATTTCTGCCACCAAGTCTTCTGTATCCACGGCACCATGCGCCGTGTTCAAACGCAGTTGCAACTGGGCCAAGGCATCCCTATCTCGTTCGTAGTCTATAACCGCATTCAGTGCTTCTTTTTGGTACATGATCACTTCTTTAAATGACAGTCCGTTCATCAGCAGCACACTGAAGTTGGAAGTCATGTTGCCCCAAAGCACCACAGCCGATTTCACCACAATCGTGTCTTTAATCTCACGCACGATTTCTTCCCAGGCATCCTCAAACTTACGTACCTTGGCGTAAGCCTTTCGTTGATAAATACGCTGCTGCACGTGATTCATGCCTTTGCGCATACCATTTAGACGCATGAGCATGTGAACTACATCCACAAATCCTTGTTCCAAGGCTTTGCGGGGGTCTTTGTTGAACGCATCCACAAATCCTTGCTCTAGGGCATTGCGGTGGTCTTTTTTGAACGCATCAGCAATCGTAGCTTTGCGGTAACCAAAGAGAGGTGTCACCATTTCTTTGGGCACCCTCATCCCTGCCATGCCCCACTGAGCTTTCACATCCCGTTTGGTGTTTTTGGGCAAGAGATCCCAGATCTCTTTAAGTTCAGGGTCTTCGCTGTCTTTGCCAATCAGTACGTAGTTCTGTGGGTTCCTACCAAAGTCTTTGCGATAGTGCCCATGCAAAGCTTCCACCAATTTGGCGTTTTGTTCGCTGCTGGCTTCTTTGTCGTAAGTACTTGAAGCCAGAACACCTAACAGATGGTCAAAGTCGTTATTGCGTTCCAAAATCTTGTCGCGGTACACCTCTTTCATGGTGTAACGATAGTCCACCTTCTTGCCTTCTGCGTTCAGCAAGGGCACCAGACGGTTTTGCTCACGACTTGGCTTAAAGCCGGGGTTTGGCTTGAACTGATTCAACACAGCTTGCTTTTTGTCTGCGTGGATGGCGTTCATGCTTTGCATGTTCTCCACGCCAATAGGATCATTGGAGTTGAAGTACTTTCCGTGTTTGGTTTTGCCTTTTGCGTTGGTGCCTGTGGTGCTGAATGCCCCTGATGCCCAACGAGGCAAACCACCACCATTCAGCACATACATGCGTGGAATGCGCTTGTCAGGATCGTGGGGATCCAGAGCAATAGCCATCTCAAAAACATAGCCTTGTTCTATCAAAGCCTGCGCTTCGTCATCATCCCTAACCACTTCAAACGCGATGTGTGGGTTGGTAACTTCAGGCAAGTATCCGTGAATCATCAAAGCTTCGCTGTCTTTGAAGATTCGTTCTTTTGCATCATTAATGAGATGACGATGCGTAGCCAAGACCATCTCGATGCCGTTTTCAGCCCCACGGGCATTTTCAGTACGCATAACATCCAGCAAGGTACTCACCCCCAGAGAGTCTTCTTGCTTGGCGTACTGAAGCCCATAGAGCGCAATCAAGCGTTCAATGGTTGGTTGGGCATCTTTAGCGTGAGCAGGTAGCGGGTTGCCGGTGTTGTAAAGCCGTGCAATGTTGTGGGCATTGAGGTTCTGTTCCTCTACTCCTGCCCATCCCGTTACCTGCTTCCAGGCCAGACCTTTGGCTTGTGCAATGTAGTAATGCACTTCAGGGAAAGAAGACAACAAACCAATCTCATCCTGAATAGCTTGATCGAGGGCTTTGGAATCTTCCAGCAGTGTTTGAATGCCAGATGGTTTGAACTTGTCCAGCAAGTAAAAAGCGCCTGTTCTTAGCAAGTGAGCAGATATGGCTTTCTTAGCTGCAGTGGTCAAATAAGATCCACCATCTTTGAAGCCAGACATTACTGCTTTAGACACATCCGACATGATGTGCTTGCGCTCGCCTTGAATGTGCGTGGCAATCCGAGACATGGCATTGAGCCACTGGCCAGGGCCTTTTACATAGTTCAACAACTGCATGGCTTGACCATGCTTGCCTTTGATTTGTGAATTGCGGAATGCGTTGATGCCGTTGGCCACCGCATTCAATCTCATAGCTGCTGTCAAAACCTTACCTGCCGTCTGCACCGCCAGGAATCGGTTCTCACGTACAAAGTTGCTTTGAGTGGCTTTGACAATGGAGCTACGAACACCATCCACCGAGTCTTTGGCTTTATCCCCGAAAGTATCCACGAACTCCAGCAAAGAGTTCTTGGAAGAAATCTTGTCTTTGTTTCGTGCTTCGATCTGTACCAGCTTGCGTACCAAGGCTTCGGTTCGTGCTCCTGCTGTTTGGCCTGAGTAAGTACCAGTCATCCTGGCACTCAACCAATCCACTGCAGCACGCCACAAGATTTCAAGGCGTTGCATGAACGTCTTACCACGGGTATCCAGAGAAATCTTGCGTGTGGCAAATTCCAGAGATTGAGCAAAGCCTTCATGTGACAAAGCCAAGGAAACAAACCGAGACATGTAATCGGAACGGTTCCCCAATGTCTTCTGAGGTATGAATACAAAGTTGTACAGCTCCGGGGCAATCTGTCCCTTGAGTTGATCACGGGCCTGCAAGTAGACCTTTTCCAATTCTTTGTAGATCATAGAATTGGCTGCATGTTTGTCTTGCAGCAGTTCATCCATCACGGCTTCGATCTGCTCTGCCACGTAGCCTTCTTGTGCAGTGAACTTCACCCCTGCATTCAGTACTTTGCCGTGGAATGGGCGTTCACCACGAGCCATAGCATTGGCCCAAGCGTCCAAAGCAGTACTGCCAACTCGCTGTTCCATCTCCGCCTTGATTGCACCAAAAGGACCATGGAACGCATTAACCACATCGTTCAGACGTTCTTGAAGCTTCAACACAAAGTCTGAAGACAGACCAGGACTCATAGCACCCAAGGAAGCAAACACCTGTTCAGTTGTGTATTTTTGAATCTGCTGTGCGTTGGGCTGGTTGTTGTTGTTTCCTGTCGCCATGCTGTAAATGCGGTTGGCTTCTTCCACCGCACGATCCACCTTCTTGGATTGCTGTTTGCCTGCTTCTCTGTACAAAGCGGCGGTGTTACCCACCAGCGATGCAAAGCCAGAGACAAAACCTTTCTCAGGCTTGGCCATGTCAGGAAACATCAACTTCACCAGACTGTCAATGAACTTCTTCAAGCCCTCCACTACACGGTTACTTTGTGTAGTCTCAGGCATTGTGATGCGGTTCAATACTTCCGCCTGGAATTCTGCATTGGACATGCCCCATGCCACAAGCTCATGCACATTAGACAAGGCATCATTGAACTTGGTAATTTTGTTAGCTTGTGTGTACTTCTTGGCTTCTTTCAGCAAAGCCTCCAACTCTTGCACGGCCTGCTTCTGTGCTGCAGTAGAGGGGTTTTCAATCAAGTGCTCGAGGGCTGCATGAACCAACTCATGCACCAACAATTCTGCCGTTAAACCAGAAGCAGCAAATTCAGGACTCAGCACATAAATCGTTCCGTTGTTAACCACATACCAGCCACGGGATTCAGTGGTGGGAGAAGCCAGCACTTCATCAGGTGCAGTTTGCGGAGTGACGTACTTGACTTTAATGTTGTCGCCAAGCACTTTGCTGGTCATTTGCAACAATTTTCCATAGAAAGCTTTTTGTGGGAAGTTGCCTCGTTCTTGCAACACAGACCACAGCTTTTTTACTGCTTCCTGTCCAGACATTTCAGGGTTGGCTTCCATCATGGCCACTACATCACTTTCGGGCGCCACAGCAGGAGTGCCCAGCACTCCGAATGGCGTAGACTGGGCCGACTGCTGGATGGTGCCTAGGTAATGAGTCAAAGCCGCAATGTCTGCTGCTGTTGCTGCACTGATTTTCAACGCTTTGTCTAAAGCCATTCCATGACTTTGCATCAAGCTGTTGACGTCTTCAAGCAAGTTTTTCAGTTGTGTGTTTTCAAGGTTGCTGTTCGCCGCCCGCTTAATCAGTGTGTTTACTTCTGCATTAGAAGCCTGAAGCACCGATTGCAGTGATTCAAACGCATCCAAGTAAGCCTCAGTATTTACTTGGACATCCAGGTCAGATGCAGGCAAGCCTTCAAACATTTGATCAAAAGCCAGTACTGTTTCTGCCAAGCCATCAGGAATATTTATCTCTAACTTATCCAATGCGTCTTTGGCTTCTTGTCGGTCTTTGTCAGTCACGGTGTACTGACCTCCTTCAAGGGCGTACTGATCCACGAAAGCCATTTCAGCCAAAGCACCCAAACGAACTTGATCTGCCAGATACGCTTCGGTTTTGGCATCTTTAAGCTTCATCAGCAAGTACTCTGCAGGAGTGCCTGTAAACACTTCTTCAGGTTTTTTGTACTTGACCTTGGCTTCGTTGTACTGAGCAATCTCTGCTTCTAGTTGCTTTTTCAATGCAGCACGAACCGAGTTTGGAGTACTCGGATCTGCCAGCAGTTGAGCCATGGTTTTGATCTGGCGCTCTGCCGATTCGTACATCGCTTGTGCAGGCGAGTACTGCAAAGCCATATCCCACAAAGCTTTGTTCAGATTCTGTGCCACTTGCTGGAAGTTACCCAAACCAGTGACATGAGCATCATGAATGTTCAGTGCCTCAGACAGCAGTGCAGCCATGTGCGACACAGCACTGTCAAAGCTGTGGATGCTCATCGAAAACGGAGCTACCCCTGGTCCTTGTTTTACCAAGGTTTGACCACTCACCATCATGGATGCTTGGCCTACATTTGCTTTATTGAACTGCACACGACTGCGGTGGAGATGGTTGTTAGACAGCTGCTGTTGTGTCTTAGAAATAGACAACCCTGAACCCACATCACGACTCAACTGGGACATAGCTGTGCCAAGCAAAGGACGCAACTTTTTGATGCGCTTTTCAATTTCTGCTTCTTGTTCCTGGCTTAAATCCCACTTGGGATTGCCTTTGGCATCCACATCCATAACGCCAGACTGCACCAGCTCGTTCAGGTACTCTTGACGCATGGATTGATACACAGCGTTGTACATACCAAACAACAAACCTGCAGTCCCGTTGATAGATCGCTTGCGCTCCATCACTGATTCAAACTGAGTCTTCAGCACTTTTATCGTGGGCTTGCCCATGTGATCGTTAAAGTGCTTTTTCAGCCGATTGATCTGAGCTTCTTTAAACTCCAGGTTCATCAACTCAGAAGAAGGGATATTGGCTGGAATGGCTTTGTCGCCTTTCAAGCCCATCATGTTGTTCAAGTGCTTCACCAAACCAGAAACATCACGACCTTCTTGGTGGTACTTCTCAATCTGCTTGAACACTGCTTGAACAAAGTCATCGGCCATGCCATCCACGGCTTTCGATGGAGCAGACCCAAAGTGCAAAGCCGTGATAGGGCGCTTGATGATGTTCCGGCCTGCTTTGACTACCTTGCCTTCACCATCTTCCATGGCGCCTGTAAATGCCCAGATTGCTTCAAAATCGGGTGTCTTTGCTTTGGGGCGAATGGCGTCCAACACCAACTTAGTGGTGCTTTCATACAAGTCCATCACACCATCAGAACCACGGTAAACGTTGTAGTTTTCAAAGCCAGCCTCTTGCTGGAAAAAGCCGCCTTTGTTGATCAGTTGGAACAACAAGCCAGGAATAGAAGCAGCCCCCATCAACAGGTTTGTCAACATGGGGCCGTTGGTCACACCATCAACTTCACCCACCAGTTCTGTGGTGAAAGTGGCTTTTTTGTCAACGCCCTCGGGCTGCTGTTCCCACATCTTTAAGTCAGCTAGAGCATTTAGTGCATCCAGCGTCTTCATGTTTTCGCCCCCTTTGGCAACCGCAGAAGCAATTGCTTGCTGTTGCTCTAGGCTAAGTTCTGAACCCCGGTTGCTACGCAGATAAACCAAGGCGTCTACGCCAGCTTTCACAACGTCGTTATTGACCGTGCTTTCCCACTGTTGTAAAGACTTTTCGTTGCTCTGCTTGTCGGTCTTGACTCCAAAACCCTCCAATACACGCAGTTTGAAGTTGTCAAAGCTGGTAGAGTTTGTCGGATTGACTTCAGTACGCCAGGTTTCACGGGTCAGCAAGTGACGAGCAATCTTACTGGTTTGTGGATTAAGCACTGTGTTTTCAATACCAACCCGCTGGTTCTTCCAGGCCACATGCTGCAAGAAGATAGGCAACTCCAAGCCAGCATCAGACCAAGTAGTTTCAATGAACTCACGGATATTCCAGTAATCTCGCTCCAAGCCATCGTTCTTTGCCTCTTGGCTTCGACGGTTGTTGATGTGCATGGTGTTGTCATCCACCACCTTCACCCCAGCTATCTGCAAGAACAGATCAGGAGACATTACTGAAATGATTTCGTACATATTGATACGAAGGAAGTTAGGCTCCTGATTTTTCTTTTTCAAAGCTTCAGCCAACTTCTTTGGAATTCGGGTAATGCCTTTTTTTACTCGGTTCTGTGCGTAGGGCACCGGCTCCATCGTAGGAAACGTTGCCCTATCTTCCACACTGAACAGTTTTTCCAACAAGTTTTGTGATCCTTTGGTGGCATCCAGAACCCAACGAACTTTTTCGTTGACTTCTTTTTGATTGCCTTTTACTCTGGCCAAACGCACAAAGTCTTGCTTGGCAAACTCAAAATCGGGGTTAGGTGTTTGTCCCGTCATCGCTACCCACTGTTCTTGAGTAATGGGCGGATTATTTTCCAACACATTTTGATCAACCAGTAGCTGCATGGCATAAGTGCCTAGCGTGGCTTCCAGGTTGACCATGAGGTTTTGTGGGGCACTTTTTTTGGCCTTCAATCCCAAAGCCTCTACCACACGGCGACCCAAAGCATTGGCTGCGGTGGCCCGACGCACACCTACACTGGCCAGCAGTCTTCTTTCTTCAGGGGAAACTTCGTGGTTTTCTTCACGCCCCAACAGTTGATTGATAGCTCTGTCATCGTTAAACAGCCCTTGTCTGTAAAAGTCTGACACCCAAGCCATAGCTGCAGCAGTCATAGCAGTCTTGACGTTTTCGTCAAAATCAATCTGACCATAGGTATTGGCCATCAAGAACTCAGCCACGTTCTTCCACGAATACTCAGTTTTGAGTTGTGTAGGAAGAAGCTTGGTAATGGCCGCATTCCAGACAGGAGCCAGTTGCAAAAACTTCCTCAGTGTATTCTGCTGTTCTGAAGTCAGGGCATCTTTCAAATAACTGGATGCTGATTCAGTGCCGGAAACCAGAGAATAAAGAAAGTTCTTGACTTTAACCAGAGGGCGCTGAGTACCTCCCTCACGGCCTGCCCTTTGAGTGAGTGTGTCCCTGGCAATTGCCAAGTTTTCATCCAAGCTTTCAAACAGACTCAGGCTAGCTGACTCCGACTCCACGGACTGTTCTGTGCTTCCTTCTGGAGAAGCAGTGCTTTCTGTAATTTCTCCTGCTTCTGTAGTTTCTTGTGCAATCTCTGGAGCTGCTGTTTCTTGCGGGGTATTGGTTGGCTGTGTCTGGTTAGTTGAAGGCTGACGTGCATTTTTAAGCTTGTTAGCTTGTCTTTGGTTGTATTCGTTCTGCCATTGAGCAAATTCCAATTGCCCATCTGTATCCATCTGAGACGGAATACCCAATGTTGCTCTAACACCTACTATCCAGCTCTTTTGCTCATGAGGATCCACAAAGGTCAGTCTGCTCTTAACTTCATTAAGAGCTTGTCGGGCTGTCATTCCTTTGGCAAAGTATCCCTCAATTTCAGCAGTCAGACCTGCATTGTCAGACTGTGTTCTAGCCAACTGGGCATTTTGATTCAACCAACCATCAGGATCTTCTCCTACTTGTACACGCGGGATATTGTCATCAGGATTAGCAACAACAGTCGGTGTTACATCGTTTGACTGTGCTTCAGTCGCTGTAGCAGCTCCTTCATTTGTCCCGATCCCGGACTCTTGGCTGCTTGCTTCAATTCCTCCAGTATCACCAGACGTTGCGTTGGAGTTAGTGGTTGTGTTGTCTTCTGATAGAGTTGTTGCATTATTTGCACCTTCTGCATTTACTTGGTTGATTTGACTATCCAGCAAAAGCTGGGTATCTGCCATGGCTTGAAGTTCTTGTGATACAGCAGCCACCATTTGCTGACTGCTGCGAGCATCAATCAGGTATTCCCCCTTTTTACGCTTGAAGTTCTTGGTGCCTTCTGGCAGTTCTTTTGACTGCCACTCACCACTTTCATCTTTGAAAATGTGGTAAGTACGCCCTGTTTGCTTGGAAGACTCCAAAGCTGCATTCATCGCACCTAGCTTGGCACTATGACTGTCAATAAAACGAACAAGCCCAGCCATCTCACGGCGAGCCAAGTACTTGTTGCCGTCAGCCAGAAACGAAGCTACGTTTTTTCGATAAGTGGCCAGCCCTTTTTGTCTTTGCTGAGGATCCCCTTCCATAACTTCTCGGGAAACCTGCTTCATGTTTTTGGCTTGATTCAAAGAAGTTTCAGCGTTGATGTACAGCCGAAAATACTTTATGTCATCTTGACTGAGCTTTCCGCTGTTAAGCAGCGCCTGGGCTTGCTGAGTACTGACCACACCTGGCGAAGCCATGGACAGGATACGTATATTGCCAACTGCTGGTGCTGCAGCCGCTACATCAGCAGCATCTTTCACAGCTTGTACAGACTCATCCACATTCGTGTTGATCTCTCGCTGACCTGTTTGCTCATTCAAAAGCTGTTGATAGATGCTTCTGGCTTTTTCCAACTTAGGCTGAATATCTGCCACTTCTTGTTGAAGTGCTTGAAGCTCTTTTGGCTCCAAAGGAGGCGCTTGCATCTTGGCTTGCAAGGCTGCAATGTCTTCTTGAATAGAAGGATCGTTCGGGTAGTCCTGTGCTTCTTGGCGCAGTTCAGCAAGCTCTGCCTGCAATTCAGGACTATCCCCTCTTTGCATGGCTGCTTGACGTACAGCCACATCACGCTCAAAAGAGTTGATGATTTGCCTAATCTGGGCTTGACGGGCTTGTTTTTGTTCTGTGGTGTAGTTGCTGGTGTCTTGGCGGAACAGTACTTCTAAAGCCAGAGAAGGATCATAGTTCTTACGGTCTGCCCTGTTTAAGAAAACACTAACATCACCTGTCTTTTCTGCTTCGGCAACACGGGCACGATCTGCTTCGTTGCGCTTCAATGTTTCTTCAGCTTTATTACGAGCTTCTTTGTATTGAGAGTGCATATCTTTAGCTGCGCCTACTACTGCCAATGCAGGAGATACAGCCGCCACACCGCCACCAGCCAAACTACCAATGAAAGCCCCTCTGTATATATCTTTGGCAGTACTGCCTTCCAGGTTAGCTTCCCCTTCAGCATATGTTTGCCATCCTTCTGTCAGGCCCTCAACAGCTATCGCTTTTGGAACAGAAGTCGCGTAATTACGCAAAGTTTGCTTAAATCCAGCCTTAACCGCGTCATCTGTAGTTCCAAGAATCTTACGGATACCTCGTAGCTGAACTACGTCACTAAGCTGTTCTGCCAAAACCAGAGATACTGCATGAGTAGCCATACGTTCCTGTTGTTCGGGAGAAGGCATAGCTCCGTTATTTTCTTCTTGGTACTTCTGGATACCCTTACTATACTCATCGACAGCGTAGCCAATATTGCTTGTTGTCAGCAAGGCCATACCCGCTCGACCAGAAAGACCTAAAGCGATTTGGGGTATGACCTCTGCAACGTACTCAAAAGCACCTGCGGGATTATTGTAGGCACTAACTCCTGCATTGGCAATTATCCTGCCAATGCCTGAAGTAATGTTGGTCCAACCTTCCCTATCTTGACCAACGCCTAGCTGTCTCCAACCTTCTTTTACACGCTCCCACTGATCATCAAACCCACGATCCCCATCTTCAATTAGTTGTTCTCTGTTCCCTTGATGAACCAGTCGGCCAACACTGGTAGCTGCTTCCACGATATCGCGTCCAGCAGCGCGGTTACGCATAGCGTATTCAATGGATTGCTGAATGGTAGGGCTGTTCATACGACCATCATGGTACGTACTACTGCTCAAAACCAACATATCACGGTCTGATGCCCTGCCCTCTTTCATGCGTCGGTAGGCTTCAAAGTGCTCCTGGTTAAGGTGCGCCTCACTATGTATTGCTGCAATTTGGCTAGGCCAAGAAAGAATATGACCGCCGAGTCTAGCCCCACTAGCAACAATAGAGGCACCCAAGTTAACAGCATTGGCGTCACGTGTTCCTGGAGAAAGATTAAGCCTGCTGACCAAAGAGTCTTTATTTTGCTCTTCAGCTTGAGCTTGAGCTTGGCGAACAGTCTGCAATGCTTTAAGCTCTTCACGAATCTGGTTAGCTCTGGCATTTACATCTTGCCTACCAAACTCCATCAGATCGTTAAATGCGTTTGGGTTTACAGACAGGGGGGGTACACGAGAGTTATTCATGGGCTTCCTTTGAATTAGCCGATTCTATTCCATCGGGAAAAAGAATAAACCCGCCGAAGCGGGTTTACTTATTGTCCTCCAGTTACTCTTCGCCGTATTTCTTCCTGAGCAAGCCTATTATTAGCAAAGTTCTCTGCTTCTTGCAACATTGCGTCACTTCTTACAATGTTTGTTAGACGGGCAGCCACGTCAGCTGCAAGGGGCTCACGAAACCAATGCTGTCTACTTTGCTCTGTAATGGCTCTTTCAAGCAAAGCTGCAGTCAGTGGTACAGTAATTTGTGCTTTACCTCTCCTAACAATAAGATGCTTTCTGTCTGGAGTCACATCACCATTTTGCACCAACCTATTAACGACATTTTGAGTAAACACCGGAGCTTGTCCATTCCTCCCCCTAACTCCCGTAGTATCCAAAATTTGGTTAAGAGTTTTCTGTCCTTCTGTACTGTTCCAAGCAGGACCACCAAACACGCTGTTGTTGTTTGCATCCCTATGAGGCTGAGAAAGATACTCAGCCAGTCGTAAAGTATCAGGAATACTCATTGGCCTGGCTTGCGGGTTTCTCGCTGCTTCAATTTGTGCTCTCGCTGCTGCAGCTTGTACTCTCTCTGCTTCTAGCTTTGCCTTCTGAAGATCCAGCTCACCTGGGCGCATTCTTTCTGCATGAGCGTGCTCATTGGCAAGCCATGTATGCTTCTGTTCTTCACGGCCTTCAGACACCAAATTGGCACGGCGAGCCAAAGCAGCCCCCATAAGGGCACTACTACCACGACTATTCAGCATCCCACTTTCCTGATAGATGCTAATGGCTTGCTTGAGATTGGCAACTTCTTCGGGTGTTTGTGCGCGAAGCAATGCCTCGTTCAATCCATTAAGAACATCTCGCTGGCCTAGCTCTTCAAGCCAGTCTTTGTGTGCTTGCTGCCCTTGTTCAAACTGCTGTGCAGCCATGACCCTTTCTTGCAAATTCTGTATCAAACTTCCCATGCGATCAGCTGCAAGTCTTTGATCCACTTGAGCACCAAAGCCTTCCAGCATTCCCCGAAGTTCTCCTGAAGCCATAGCAGCCTGAGCCTCTTCAGGTGTCTGAAACTCTGCTAGGCGAGCTAGAAAAGCATTGGTATTGTTTTCTCTATTTTGCTGCCAGTTTGCTTCTTCATTTGCCTGGAAATTACCCAGCTCTGTTTGCAAACCAGAAAACATATCCCTAAATGCATTACCAGCACTAGCCAGGGTTCTTGAAGGATCTCCCATATTTGGCGCGTCTATGTTGCGCCATGTGATTACATTTCCCATATCCGCTCCTTACAGTCGATTTTGGTTCATGTATTCCCCTACCGATTGATAAGCAGTAGGATTCGCTGCAACACGAGCACGCTGACGATCTTCCATTTGGGTATTGAGGGTTTTCCGCTGATTAGCCATATTCTGATTCCAAGCATTTTTCTGGAAATCAAACTGACGTCTTGCAAGGCCGTACTGACGCATACCCATCAAGCCATTCATCAAAGCCTGTGCTGCGCCCAAAGCAAGACCCCCCCATCCATGACCCATCTGTCCTGTTATAGGATCCCGTGTATTAATAAAGCCAGAGTTTCTGGCCCAGTCTCCGATACGTTCCCCAATATTTCCTTGACCCAGGTTTTCACCAAGGGAAGGGGTAAGAGGCGTACTTTGCCTTGCTATACTAAGCCACCAGTCAGGGTCATATACAGCAGGAGAAGAACTAAAAGGAGCAGGAGATGTATTACGTGGCATAGCTATATCCTTCCACAGAAGAAGCAAAAGTAGGTAATTGAAGTTTTCGATGCACAAAGTGCTGCACATCATCTAACACTAATACGCCTATGTTACCTGAATGAATGGTTCTTTGGTAAAACTGTTGAGGTGTTTCCCCAAAAATTACCAAGGGAGAAAGTATTGAGCTGGTTTCAAGCATAGACCTGGAATCATCAATAAGTTTTTGTTCTTCCTCCATAGATCTAACAAGAGATGACCACTCTTGTTGTAGATTTGCAAAATTACCTTGAATAGCCCTGCTTATAGCAGATGCCAATCCTGTTGCGACTTGAACAAAATCCTTTGCGCTTGCAATGAATGTGTTTGTTCCTGTCCATTTGGTTGAAATACCATATACAGCAGCAGCTATAGCCACCAATACAGCTACCTCTTCACCCACTGTTTTTACAAATAATTTGAATGCAGCCTGAGCAGCTGCGAAATAAATTATTCGCATGGCAATGAGCTTCATCAAAGCCATAACACTTAATGACCCCAACCCAACTAAAGCAGCACCTATTGCAGATAAGCCGCCCATACTCCATACTGTTATAACAATACCCACTATCCTTAACAGAGCTCTAAAAATCCCTCTTTGATACCACCTTACTCTTTGTACAGTAACAATAAATGTATTAAAGACCAGATGCATACTACGCATCAACAGTCTTTCTCTGTTTCTGAATTTAATAGTTTCTACAATAGATCTATCCAAGGGAATTAAGCATAATTCTCCTCCATCATCCCCCATTACCGTGTGATGCGCACCGAATACCATGTATCTCATAGCCAGATCCAGTACCAGTACTTCATCATAAAAATTACTGGTAACTTGTCTTCTATAAGCCCTGAATGGGGTACTGATAACTTCTGTTGAAGAAGTCCGATTTCCTTCTGAATCGAACCTAGGTATTACAGCTGTAGATGCTTGAACGCCTTTTATCATTGAACAACTACCAACAGTTCCTATCCTTCCAGCTTTTCTTGTTTTTGTAATTCCTTTATTGATAAGAGACATTTCAAAAGCACGATCCCGAATAACAATCGCTTGACTGTTTCTATGCCTTGATGATCTTCGATTAAATGAGAATCTACTAAGATATCCTTCTAAACCTGTACCTTGTGTGAATGCTTGAGGGGATTGTTCAGCTTTGGAAAAAAACTCAAACAAATACCTCAGTTCATCCTGATCATTCGTATCTGCAGGTACGGCCATTTTCATAAATGCACTCTGCACATCCCTAATATCGGGATTCTGGTGAATAGCATCATGAATCTGGTCGTAGTCTATCCCTGTGTATTTAAGTAACCTTCTGCCTGTCCTATACCTGGGATGGCTTTTATCACGAGCTTCGCTCTCTTTATTAAGCCTGAAATACACATTTGGGTAAAAGTCTGCAAATACCTCGGTATTCCCTTTTCCTTCATCAAAAAGAGAATCCAATGTCGGATGCAATCCAGAGCCTTCCTGGTATGTCCAGTACTTTAATTCTGTGCCTGCTTGATAAAGTGTCTGGAAATACTCTTCGTTATCATTCAAATTAACCACAGGTATTGTGAATGAATCTGTGAATACCTCTCTACCACTGCTTTCTGTACTCCAAAATATTCTTGTACTCCATCCAAACACCACCCTCAACCTAGGTGAAGTTATTCCTTGGATCATTCTCGGAGCCGAGGGATTAAATGAAATATCCAGCCTCCCTGGTGCTGGCATAGAATTAGGCGCCCTTCCCCACAATTCCAAGGACTCTTCTTCGTATTGGCTTAATGGAATATGTCCCGGCAATTCTAGGTACATGTCCTCCAAAAATATAGGACGGCCCATTTCAATACTTAAGTTTTCCAGCCTATTTGTGTCGGGGTTATAGCCGTGGTTTGCTATTAGTTGCTGCCACCCGTAATGAATTCCATTTAATGCCCCGTGATAGCTATATCTGATGAGTACCGGCACACCCTCCAGTGCATCAAGCACTGCCTGTACTTGAGGTCTGCCTTCATCATTAAAATAAACCTCTCCTGAAGGCAAACCATAGTAATACCTGTTTCTGCCATATGAGTGCATTTGCCTTTGCCTATTGGCAATACTACTCACGGCATTTTCAAGAAGATTATCAACTATATCTTCATCTGCGTACAAAGACGAAGCCAGCGTTGCTTTCACACTGCTGGTGATGTCTGTGTCATCAATGACTCGACTAAAACTGGTTCCTACGTGGTAAGTAGTTCTAGTTCTGCTTCTAAACATGATTGGTTGTCTTTCTAGGCACCCACACCACTCAGAAGCTTATTCACTGCTCTACCAATAGCAACATCATTGAGCATGTTTACACCGTCAGCAACAGTACCTTCATCAGTGGTTCTTCGGGTTGCCCAAGACTTAATCATAAGATCAGCAGCTTTTTGTTCCGCATCCCGCTGGAATCCCTCGGTTTGCGCCTCATACAGAGCTTTTTGCCTACCAATCACACTATTCAGGTCAACGCCCATACCTGTAGTCTGAGCTTGCTCAGTAACCTTCCTTTGATTCAACAAAGAGGTTTCAGCACTTGTTTTGATAACTTGTTCTTTAATCAGATCAAACTCACCTCTTAGCTTACATTCCTGAGCAACCAGTACTGCGCCTTGCTTAGGGATGTTCAATGCTTCAGCCTGCATATTCAGAAGTTGCTGTGCCACCAAAGCATCTTCGCGTTTCAACTTGGCAATCTGAGCCTGCACCAGTTCTACTTCAGTCCTGGTTTTAAGAATCTGTTCCTGTGCCAACTCAACTTGCTTGGCTACCAGGGCTACTTCCAGACTCTGTTTCTGCTTCTGAAGGGTGAATTCAATTGCACCCTGCAGAACTGTCTGTAGTGAACCCAGGTAGACAGTAGCGTACTCGTTCCCTTTGATCCGCCCCTGACGGAATTCCTGCTCCAGATGAGCCTTATTGGCCTGCATCAGGACATCAAATACTCCGGTTCCGTCCGTGGTGGCTGTAGTAAGGTCAGCCAAGGTAATTGGGGTGTACGTGCTCATAGGCAAATAGTCTACCTGGGTTCTTTAATAAGGCAAGGATTATATGCCCTGCTTGTTATGGTTGATGAGTTAGGTATCAACCACCCTTGGCCATCAGTTGACGCTGGGCCAGCTCTTTGAGTTCTTTCTCTGTCAGCGGAGGAAGAATCTCAACTGCAAACTCCTTGATCAACTTCGATTTACGAATACTGTTTCCTCGACTGTCCTTAGACGCATGGAAGATCTGGCACTGTCGTTCTTGAATAGTGTCCAGGATAATGCGGGGCACATGCCAACCATCTTCGGCGTTGAATGGAACGTACTTCTTGAACGTACCAACCACCGAGTTTCCGACAGTAAAGATTTCGCCTTCCCATTCTTTCTTGGCTGGGTTCATGCAAGTTACGCGAATACGTACCAGCTCGTTCGCTTTTTTCTGCAGTTCACCTCGTTGGCTTCCCAACGATACTTCCTTGGCTTCCTCTTCAGTAGGAGCCATGGCTGCATTCACTTTGTCCTTCAACTTTTCCAGGCTGATTGAAGGATGGTACTTAACTCCCATCAGATCAGCACGCGCCTTCAGTGCGGTCAGCTCGTCAGGGGCTTGGAGTTCGGTATCGGCATCAAAGTCAGACATATTCAATAATCCAGTAAGTTAACAAATAAAACATTAGGAAAAGGGGATTACTCCCCTTTTCCACTAAGCCAGCATCAGAGGCGAGCAACGGTCTTGATCAGACCAATACGCTCAGGACGCAGGACCATGAAGCCGTAGTACCACTTGATGCTCATAAAGCCAGTCTCACCATACGGATCGGTACGGTCAGCAGTCTCAGCACCAGGCTTCTTGTGGTAGATGGTGAACTTCACACCGCCGCTGCCCTGGCCACTACCACCCACTTGGAAGGAGATAGTAGTGAACGAACCTTCACCAACGCACAGCATCGGGAAAATATCGAAGTTGCCATTGGTTTGGTAGCTGTCGGTGTTTCCAGTAGCAGCAGCACCAGCACCCTCCCACTTCATCATTTCCGGCACCACGATGATGCGGAACGAATCAACAGCACCAATTTCACCAGTCATGGTGTAAGTACCGGCTTGGGTAGCACCGCCACCAGCGTACTTCTCCACAGGGATGAAGGCAGGGTTGTTGTGCAGATCCTTCATCGCTTTGATGGTGGGGATCAACTCAGAGCCGATGTACAGAGCACGGGCATTCGGGATCGTGCGGGTGTCGATCTGACGAGTACCAGTGAACATCGTGGTTTGCTTCGGAGTGCGGTTGCTGTCCAGATCAATGGCCAGACGCATCAGGTCACCATAGGAAACCAGAGAAGCAGCGTTGGTCGTGGCGTTGTTGGTGGCAGCACCACAAAAACGAACCACACCAGCAGAGTTCAACAGGTCGATCTGCAGAAGGTCTTCCGTGATTTCCACAGCACCGTTGATCATCTCACGGTTGATGTGTTGCATCAGTTCAGCGTCCGAATCGAAGTCCATCGACTCTTGGGTGTACTCATCGAAGAAGCCAAACTTCTCAAAAGTACCTTCCAGCGTTTTACGCCTGAAGCCCACACGGTTAACGCGACCACCAGTTTCCGACAGAACCGGAAGCTTGCCAGTGATGGTGCCAACGTCCTTGCTGGAACCATACAGGTTACCGTTAGCAATGACTGCGCCCGTGGCATCAATACCCTGGCTGTTAACGTTCTCGTCGTCTAGCAGCGGGATATAGTGGTAACGAACGATCTTTTTGCCGTGGTGTTTAGGCATGGCAACGGAATCAGCCAGCTGAGTGAAGTACTGCTCTTTGCGTGCTTCAATCAGGGCTTGTTTTTGATACCAGTCGGTACGAAGTTGGGTGCCAGCGGTAGACGGTTGACCACCCAGGGGATTGCGATATTGACGGCTCATAAGCACTCCTATATATCTAAACTAATCACAAAAGTTCTTGCTTCACCAACTTTTGAAACTCTTCATCGGACATAGCCAAAGGATCAAAGTCCTTTGGGGATGGAGAGCCTTTAACAGCTGGCTTGCTTGGTGCCGCAGCACGGCGCTTATCTTTGAGTCGGCTGTCATCGCCCTGTCGCGGTTTCGGAGTAACCACCATCGCTTTGGGAGTTTGTTGCCCTTGAGTGCTTGCGCCTGCACTCAAGTGGTCAAACCCTCCACGCGCCTGAATAGCGTCACCGACTTGCCGGTAGGCTTCAATGTCAGTCATACCCGACAAACGACCAAACATCCGTTCACGCTCAACCTCTGCAACAATCATGTCGTAGATGCCCGACTGGACATGGCTATTGATGACCTTTAGCAGTTGGGGAGTATCCGCAACGATCTGCCTGCTTTGAACGTCCCACTCTTTGCCAACAACTTTAAGGGTTCGCTGGTATGCGGGTGTGTCTTGGATTTCTTCCAGAACCGCATCCAGTTCAAGTTCCTTCTCGTTGATGCCACGTTTCGTAGGAACGTACTCGTTTGCCTTATCAGTGGAAAGATCCATAGGATCAATACCACTGTCTTTGACCAGCTTGTTGATGGCCCCAGCGTCTTTGTTCGCCAGGTCAATCAAATAGCTGATCTTTTCTGCATCTGCCAAACCATTGGACTCCAATAGCTTGAGTAGACCCAGACTCGGTTTGAGTGCCGCCATCTTCTTGTTGTAGTTGGCCCCCATCTGCATCAGGGTAATCGCCTCATCAACACTCTTGACGGACATCTCACGACCATTGGCTACAAAAGGAGCCAACAGTTTCTTGTACTCAGATTCATAGTCTGTACCTACAGGTTCTTTAGAACCTTCAGCCTTGACTTCACCTTTTTCCTCAGATTCTTTAGACTTCTCTGCTTTTCCTTCAGATGCAGATTCAACTTTTCCAGAATGAGGATCTGTGTCTTCTTTTTCATCAGAGTCTTCCTCATTTACATCTTCATCTTCTTCGTCGGCTTGATCTTCGCCTTCGTCGTTCGGGTCTTCGGCTCCTTCGTCGCCAGACCCTTCCGACTCGTCTTGATCTGCGCCAACTTCTTCTTCCTGGTCTTGATCTTTTTTCTCTTGGTTTTCTTCTTCAGAAGAAGCCATGAAAGCAGAGGGACCGAGCTTCATCAGCTCTTCGTCCGACATATTCATGATGTCCATATCGGCCTTACTCATTCTTCATCTCCTGCAGCCAGAATTTCGTCACGCATTTCAGTATCGTAAGCAATTGCTTTTGCCGCTTGTTGTGCTTTGTAGATCACAGTCTGGAAATACGAAGCCAAGCCACCAATTGCATCAATCTGAGAAACAATAGATTTTTGACTCTCAGGAGATTGCATAGAAGGATCGGCTTTAGCCATCACCAATCGAATGGCTTCTTCTTCAAAGTAGCCTTTCTGAATGACTTTCTGGAAATCACGGTTATTACGCAAACGAACCAGCGCATCCCCCATGTCTACTAGAACTTGGGAATCTTTGATGTTTTGTTCAATCTGCTGAACCTGAATGTCTGTAGAACTCATCTTAATGGCGTAATGTCCAATAGTGGGTTAATGAATAAAACAACCGTAATATACCTTATTTCAAGTTAGCGTTGTTTATTTCTAGATTTTATGTACTCTTTGATCAAATCAATCTGACCCTTTTCACGTTGAGTCTCGCGGTCTATTTGACTGCTAATCAATTTCAATTGAGCTTGGCTTCGGGCCTGCTCTCCATGCAACTCCTTAGCTCTTTCCTGTTTAACACCGGATTCTTGTTCAACAAAATCAAGGCTCTTAATGTCTGTATCGGCCCGCAGATTTTCTGCCTTGGCTTCTGCAGTTCCAGCTTGAGCCATCTTCAATTGAGCTGCTGCCTGACGATCAGTAGCCTGAGCACGCTCATTTTCCAATTGAGCTTCCAATAGTGCCAATTGCAGCTCCTGCATCCTTTGCTGCATCGGGTCTGGTTCAGGCTCGTAAGTTTCGATCTTCTTTGCCAAATCAGGCATCTTCTTCAGCCGACAAATATCCGAAAGAATCATGCGTCGAACCATAGGATCCTCTTGCGGACCAATGGTTTGTAGCATAAAAGCAAGCTCCTGTGCCTTGCTGTTGTCTTCTTCTGCGGTAGAAATAGACAACTTCAGGTCAAAGTGTCCCGGCAGATCACCCTTGCGAATAACTTGAAACTCCTCATTGGTTACTCTGACAACTTCTTTTTCATCCAGAAACTCTGCGTTCATGGCAATGAACTTACGCCCAATTTCCACAATACCGTTGGCCAGCCGCCGAAGAATTCCCAACTCACGCTTAGAAGCAGCATCAAGCGCACCACGAACGCCTGTAGCTGTATCACCCAGTGCCTGGCCAGAAATGCCCATGTTAAATGCCTTTACACCTGTCATCGACTCAGCTTCAAACTGCTGCAACTGCAGCATGAACTGAGCAGAGTTGGGGATCTCTGGGTAGGTATGCATAAAGACACCTTGGCGCGGATCCACGTTTGCGTTGAATTCGTAGTCTTGCCCGTTCTCAAATCGACGCCGGTTAGTGGTATCCAACATGTCTTTGCGAATACCTGTCTGCCCGTTAGCAGACTTACCCATGATGTCGATCATACCTCGGGTTACTGCGCCTATGATGCGCTGGTTGTCATCCAGCAATGCACCATCAGGCTCACCATAGACTTCCTTACGTTTAGGTAGGTATGGTACTGTCACGAAAGGCAGCGCCTTATCTGGGAATGGGTTCTCCTCTAGGCGAATGAAGGTGTTCCCAACCCATGAAGCCACAATAGGCTTCACCAAACCACTGCCGTCAATGTCCCAGTAACCCCAGTACTCATAAACCACGAACATCTGTCGGGGCTTGTCTTTGAAGTTGAAGTTTGTGTCTGTGGAGTTACTGACATGATCAGGCTCACTTAGAACAGAGTGGTTGTTGGTTTGAATTTTGTCCAGGTTTTTATATTTACCTTCTTTTTCCAACCTGGCCAAAGAAGATTCAAAGCTATATATGATGAAGTTAGCTTTAGTCAAATCACCTTGACAGGACGGGTCAATGATGACGTTCTGTGCATTGCATACTTCTGCTGTCGGATGATTCTTGACGGTTCGGGTTCGTGTCTCTTCTTGATAACCCAGAATGACCGGCTCGATGGGGACTCCCTGTTCCATGCTCATCTCATGAGCCATCTTTAATTCTTCAGGAACATCCAGCTCATACTCTGCAGGAGACTTTTCACGTTTTGCAGCCAGCGCATCATGCAAAGGGGCCAACTCAGGATTTACACGATATTCCACGATTGGGAACATATCGGTGTACTCTTCCTCTTCAAACTCCCAACCGACACGAACAATTACCGTACCCTCATCTACTGCAGTACGCACATACTCATCAATAAATCGCACTTTGTTAATGCGATTGTTGAATTGATGGTTCAACAAAATCTGGTTTTGAATCGCAGCCTTTTTGTCTTCCCAAGTCACAGGGTATACATTGAATACCTCATCAGAACTTAGAAAAGGATCACTCAATGCAGGATAGCGCCACTCTGCCTGCTTACGAATCAACTTGGGCTGAATTGAAGAACTACCTTTAGGTGTCTTTGGTTTGGCAGACCCCTCGACATTCATGTTGTCGTGATAAAGCTGGATCTTTGATTTTTGAGCATCATGGGACGGTTTAGCGTCCAGATAATCTTGTTTCAAATCGGAGAGCTTGGGAGGATTTTTCCAATCCACCAGAGTCTCTTCAGGTTTTTCTGCTACGTAGGCAGTATTTCCTTGATCGTCCATTGAATGTCCTTACTGTGGGTACTTAGTCTACAGATTCTAATTGAATGAAGTAAAGGTGAATTACGCCCCATCAAACAATCAGAGGCGCAATTTTTTCCGGCCACTAATCCACAGAATATCAAACCCAACCATTTCGAGTCAAGCGGTTGTTAGTCTGAACTTCATCCCGCTGCATTCCACTGTTCTCCAGTCGTTGGCAAGCTTGTTCATACTTGGCTGCATAACTTGCACCCATATGGAATTCCCCTGTCATTCCTACTGGATGGTGTACCCGCCCTGCAATGAAATACAACAAGGGCTCCAGGTATAGATAAGGCAAATCAATTTCAGTTTCCTCCACATCCAGGAACCCAAACTCATCTGGGCCTACTTTTGGATGTAGCTGTCGATACACCACGTCCAAAGCGTTCAATTGATATAGGTATTGAGGCAGATCGGGATCTTGGTTAATCACAGGCACAGGCACCCGAAGCACATGTGTCTTAGGGGTGTAGCAGGAGTATTTATCCTTAACGTTCAATAGAACTGGATGACCCTCTTCAGTCCAAAGCTCTTCAATCTTGGCAAGATCATCTTGAAAGTCGCCTTCTATGTAACGCACAGATTCTGTTGATTCAGTGTTATTCAAGGCATATGCACCTTTTAGTATATACAAGTACATATCAGGCAACAGAAGCAATTTCAGCCGACCCTCTTTGATACGAAATCTCGTATGCAGGTTGGTCAACCCCAAATTCAGTGCGTTCAAGAACACATCTTGGTTTTTAGCATTTACAACTCCTTGGGGCTGTCCACCAATGCTGAGTTGGGAAAGCTCGCCATGACGCAGCTGATCAAACACTTCTTGCAACTTCATAAGTACCTCTAACTAATACCGGACGTAGCCCAGTCAAACAATGTAAGAATTCTTCCTGTCTACGATAATTTCCTCAACATCCACTTCCCATAGGCCATCCTCTTTACCTTGCATAGGCGCTTCTTCTGAAGGCTTCCAAGGCGTCAAAGAACTCAGCATAGAAATGGTGTCAATAAAGTCATCGTGTTTAGATTTGAACCCTCCTGGAGATACCAGACTAAGTTCATTCATGGCTTCCTTCATTGGAGCCTCATTTTTCTTCTCTAAAGGGAAGAAAATCTTCCGTGCCTTAAAGAAAGGCACCATGGTGTTAAAACGCACCATTTTGTTAGTGTTGGGCCTAATCCCAGGACGGTAATCGTTTCCTTCACTGGCCAGAGGAAAGTAGATGTTTCTCTCCAACATCTCACTCTGGATCCACTGAATGAACCCACCCTGCTGTCCAGTCACCTCAATACCAACTTGCTGTGGTCGATACATCTGGGCCAACCTGAACAGATCGGTAATGTTGGCATCCATCAACTGACGCTTGCATACTCCATCTACCCACAACCAATCGCCCACATTGTTGTAGGCCCATACACTGATCACCGAATAGTCAGAAGCTTCTTTGGTGCTAGTGGCAAAGTCAGTAGTGATGTAGAAGTTGAACCGTTGCTTGTTCCTCAGAACTGCATCAATCTTGTACCAGGCTATATCAGAGTCCAAAATCATCCGGTCTTCATCACTCATGATTCGCAGCATTAGTTCCTGATTGAACGTATCCACTTTCCCCGACATCACCGCCTTTTCATACTGCTCTTTCACATAAGCATAGGTAAAGCGATCTGGCCAGCTTCCCCTGAACTCATGTTCTTCACAAGGAAACTGCTCGCACACAGGGAACACGTTTACACCCCAGGCTCCAGACTCCACAGCCTTGTACAAAGGATCCCTTGCATTATAGGGAGTCCCTGACCAGATGATCATGTTCCTTGTTGGGTGCAGCGCGTAGTTCACCGCCTTGTAAACCGTGTCTTCCACAGACTTGATCACCGTATCTGATCGAGCATCCTCATCACTAATCAGGTCATCAAGCACTGCAATACCAGGACGCTTACCCATCTCTTTGGCACCACGAACACCAGTCTTGGCTCCATAACCCTTGACGATGAACACCTTACCGTCAGCGTTCTTGAACTCCCAGCGTATGTCGGTAAACCTTATTTCAGGCACATACTGTTTCAGAAAATCAGAGTTCTCCCAACGGAACTCCAAGTTCTTACGCATGTTTTTGATACCGTTCTCAATAGAGTCCGACACATAAAGCGCCAGGTCTACTTTCCCAAAGCCCGGAATCTCGCCATAAGTGGCGATGTACAGAAAAAAGTATTCCGCCATCACCGTTGTTTTGGCTGCACCCCGGTGACACAGGTTGATCACCCTGCTGCCGCTCACCGTCAACGTATCCAGCATCTTGTAATGGATCAATGGGGTCTTGTTTTCTTCCCCTTGGCTTCCATTAACCAGCTTGATGAACGTTACAAACTCCAGTGCAAACTCACTAGGTACATAGCCTGGATCAATAGAATAATCCGTGGCATTGAGGTAATCCTCAACTTTCCACGGCATTCCATCGTCGTGCAATCGAACGGTCATTTCTGCAGTTCCTGTCCATCTTTGTTTACATAAACCAAGGGCAAATCCTTCCAGATCACCCCACCTTCATTACCCTGACTCCAAGCATAAGCACCCTGAATCACTACTTCTCCGTCTGGATACACAGCTTGTCTGAACATATTAGGGTATTGACTTTCCACTCTGGCAGGGGCAATGCGAAGGCCGCCATCACCTAAAACCAGAGAACCAAACTCATACGGCCTTTTGATCTTTGCGTATTGACGCTCATCTGGGTTATCGCTAATGACAGTCATCAGATTTCCTTGGCTTCTACATCCAGAACCAACTTGCTATGAGCCACCTCTTGTGCATTCATAGCCCCAGCTTCCACCATTAGCCTTTGCTGTCGTGCCAACTCCAGCGTCGTAGCTCTCAACGCAGCAATCGACCCATCTTCTTTCACACCAATATCCAGCTCAACCTTCTGTGTCTCTGGCATCTTCAACGCTGCCATAAGATGGGCTGCAGCATCCGACCTGACCTTCTCTGATTTAGCCGTCAGCATCAACTCGGCCTGCACATTCAAAGCTTTCTGATACAGATCCTGGTTTAGTACATAACTAGGAACCAGAGTCTGTTCCATGATCAGGTTGACCAACTTGCTTTTATTGTACGCTGTGACATACGAAGCAATATCTTTAGAAGCCACACCCTGGCTTGTAAATCGTTGGTACTTATCAGGAAATGTCTTTACATAGGCTTCAATGTTGGAAGCACCCATCAGCTTATGGCTAACGTACTTCACCGCATTTACATAATCACCAATCTTGAATCGACCATCAGCCATCACTTTCGTATAAGAAAGCAGATTCTCCCGATATGCCTCATACATATCTGGATCAGACAATGTGGCATTGATTTGGTCAATCAACTCTTGATTGATGGACTTCTTTACTTTATCCGGTAATGCAATCTTGAACTGATCAACAGTTAGCGGACTAGGTGCCATAGGAGTGGACATTATTTGATTGAAGCCAGTAAAAGCAAGTAGAGCGGATTATTCCACAAAAATGAAAGTGCGGGTTTTTTGAAATTTTACAAAATGGGTATTAGGGTAGTTCTATAGAGGCGAACACAGCATTGGCCCAAGCGCCCCCCCGGTATCCGGCTAAATCCTAGTTTTCTCCGACCCACCCCCCTTCAGTTCGTTGCTCCGAATACCGGGGTCACCGCTAGCGGTGTGATGTGGAGGTTGCATGGTGCAGCCTCACTCACAGGAGTTTCCTATGGCATACGCCTTTGCAATTCAATCCGTCCTGATGCTCATCGCAGCAGCTAACGGATTCCTAATGGGCGCAACCAACGTGTTGAGTCCGTGGCTTGCGTTCCCACTATCGACCATAGCCTTGGTAGTAGCCTACCTCAGCGGGGTTAAGTCTATCCGGGCGTTGAAGTAAGGCGCTCGCGCCATGTCGTGGGTTGGGCTGCATGGGGTAGCTCAGTCCATCATTGGCCAATGATAAGGAGTTTCAAATGGTTAAGAATATTGGGTTCTTCGGGATGTTGCATACGATCTATAACGCAATCGGAGCTATGGCTTCGGCGGTGTATAGAGGTGCAAGCGCTTTGGACAATTTAGGCCAATGGGCCGAGGAGCAGACTGGCTCCTTTGTCGATGAGGCCAGAATGGATCGTGAAGAAAAGCTCGCGGAGCGTAGAGCAGAAAGGCTTGCAAGGCGTCAGGCCCAGCTCAATGCACCTGCTCAAGTTACTGATGTGCAATCTCGCAATGAGGAGGCATCAGCATGATCGTCGAATACTTGGACATCACTGAGCTCGAGCTTCACTGGGACGAAGACGCAGATAAATTGGTTTGCATCGACCTAGTTGACGAGTAAACAACCTAGCCTTGCCCTTCGGGGTGAGGCTTCTTTTTTTGTAACGAAGAACACACTAACACACTATGAGATAGACAGATTATTAAGATAGAAAGTTGCCGGCATCAGGCTGTGTAGTTGCGCGTAGCTGAACGCGATTGATTGTGGATGATCTCAAAGTTGTGCCCACGCTCTGGCCAAAATTCTGCCGCAATTAAAACCGATATTTTCCCGATATAAATACTCGGGCTTACCTAAAAATACACTGAAGAACTTCTAAGACTTTCTTATGTAGTTCTAATAAGTCTCTAGATGCCTGTCGGCATGTTGTGAAGCTGGGATGTCTCCAGCTTTTTCTATTTCTGGAGCACACCATGCAAGCAATCAAAACCTTTTCTGAAATTCAACATGAGCTAGAGAACTACGCAGTCAAACTAATCTTCGCTTCTCCTGATGAAGTTTTATACCAAGTAGAAACTCCATTTCTTGAAACAGTACTGGCTCGCCTGGATAGGTTCTCTCCGAAAAAGCTGCCTGAAGTAAAGGGCAATTATTCCTATGTTTCTGTAGCGTTGTAGCGTCCTCATAGATGCCGCAAGCGGCATGTTGTGGATTGGTTGATTGGCAACTGATCTTCTCTCTGTTCAACTTTTGGAGTCAATCATGGGTTTCTCTTTCAATGTTCCTTCTAACAACAACGCCGCTGCTTCTGATGAGAAGTGGAAAGCCCAAGCGTTCCTGAACCTTTGGGTTAAGCGTGCTGATGGCAGTCGTGCCAAAGTGGGCGCTATCCCTCTTCGGGAAGCCAAGGCATTTGAACGTGCTTTGATTGCTCGGCTTCAGCAGGATGGTGCGATGGAAGCATTCGCTGATGTACTGGAAATCGACTTCCAGATGGCAGACAAAGCCACAAAGGATGTGAATGTAGGCTTCTAAGCTTACTTCTCACATAAGACCCTGCTGCACTTCGGTGTAGTAGGGTTTTTTTATTACAGAGATTAGACAGATACCTTGGCCGCAAGCGGCTTGTCTTGGGTGCTGTTGCCCGTCTAATGGAGGTGTGTATGAAAGAGTTCAAGCTCATTGTGGCTGGCGGCAGAGACTTCACGGACTATGCCAAAGCCAGCAATTCAATCAACGAATTGGCAAATGGCGAGCTTGCTCCTTATGCCGTGGCCATTGTCTCTGGTATGGCTCGTGGTGCTGATGCCATAGGTGCAGAGTTTGCTCGTAACAACAACGTGGTGTTGTATGAGTTTCCTGCTAATTGGGACGTACATGGCAAGCGTGCAGGCTTCATCCGTAACGAGGAAATGGGACGGTTCTCAGATGGTCTATTGGCCTTCTGGGATGGTCAGTCCCGAGGCACAAAGCACATGATTGAGTTCATGAAACGACTCAATAAACCTGTGTTTGTTGTTAACTATTGATCAATCCAGCAAGGAATAACCATGGACTCGATATTGCAAATTGTTCGCCAGGAAGACCTAGAGAATAGGTTCAGCCGCAAGCACATTGATGGCCTCATTCGTGAAGCCATTGCTTTGCCAGAGACTCAAGCCAAGGTAAAGCAAGGTGTTAAATTGCTCAATGAATGGTTGGCATACCCTCATCATGAGAGCAAGAAGCAACGTATCAGTCAGCTTCTTCTTCTGGACTTGCACAACCTGGTCACAGATCTGTTCGTAGGCATTGCTTATATACAAGAACCTCAGTTATTCACCGCTGTCACTGCACAGTTGGCTGGACGACTGGGGTTTAGTGAGAAGCGTGAAGCCATTCAGACTGTGGCTGAAGTGGTGTCTGTCTTGTGTCTTACTGATGCTTATGACATCACTAAAGAAGACAAGATGGCCAGCTTGATGATAGTCAGCAGGATGCACATACCTGATGAAACCAAGGTGTTCATTGAAAATATTGCATACCTGCTGCCGATGGTATGTGAGCCATTGGAGTTGGAGTCTAACTACGACTCAGGTTATCTCACTCACAAGGATTCTCTGATCCTTGGTGCAGGTAACCACCACAATGGCAACATCTGTTTGGATGTGCTCAACAAGATGAACCGCGTTCGTCTGAAACTGGATGTGGATTTCCTTCGCACTGTCGAGGAAGAACCTACCTTTGAGATGGATACCGCTGAAAAGCGGGATATGTGGCTGAAGTTCAAACGTGACTCCACCCGCATGTATGCCTTGTTGGCTACCTTGTGTGATGAGTTCTATCTCACGCACAAAGTAGATAAACGTGGGCGTATCTACGCTCAGGGCTACCACATCAATACGCAAGGCACTTCCTTCAAGAAAGCCATGATTGAGCTTGCTAATGAGGAAATCGTGGAAGGGGTTCCTGTGTGAAGTCCATGCTGTTCTACGGAGGACAGCTGGTGCAGGAATTCCCTGATACGTATTGTCCCAACCTATCCCAGTACCTGCACACCAACTGGGGCCTGGAGGTTTACAACGGAGGCTACATCCACGCCAGCAAAGACCACGGCAAAACCTGGGAATGGTTCCGCTGTGACCTCACTCCTGTTCTCCATGAGGATGTGCCCAAAGAGTACATCCTTCTGGAGTTCCTACTCAGATAAACCTTTCTTCAACGGAGTTTCAAATGCAAACATTCACCGGCTTTCAGTACCTTCTCATTGATGCTGCCAACCAGTTTGGCCACGACAAACTCCTGTTTGGAGAGCGTATCAAATGGGCTGAGGACAACTTGGAGAAGCTGGAGGATCTTATTCCTCAAGCAGACAATCCTTATCTGTACCAGAAAGCTGTAATGGCTATTCGCAAAGCACAGCAGGGAATCCCGACTGGACACTTAGTAGGCTTCGACGCAACGTGCTCAGGCATTCAAGTTATGTCTGTACTCACTGGCTGCAAGGCCGGTGCAGAGGCTACTGGCTTGGTGAATCCGAATGTACGCGCCGATGCGTATTCCAAGGTGACCCAGATGATGAATCAAATCTTGGGCGGTGTAGGCGTCAGCGTCAATCGTAGCCAAGCCAAGCAGGCTCTGATGACTTCTTTCTATGGTTCCAAAGCAGAGCCTCTGAAGCTGTTTGGTGAGAATACACCCGAACTTAATGCCTTCTACCGGGCTGCTACTACTGTGGCACCGGGTGCATGGCAGCTGCTCCAGGATCTGCTGGCTAGCTGGCAACCTTTTGCCCTCAGTCATGAGTGGCAGTTGCCTGATGGATTTGAAGCCAAGGTGAAAGTCATGCAGCCTGTGGAAACACGGATTGAAGTGGCTGAACTAGATGGTGCTTCATTTACCTATCAGTACTACGAGAACCGTGGTACGGCAAAGGGTTTGGCCAATGCAGCCAATGTGACTCACAGCGTAGATGCGTACATCCTGCGGTGTATCCATCGCCGCTGCAACTACGTCGCTGATGAGGTGTTACTTGCTCAAGCCTATCTGAAGTATGCATTGACCGTGAAAACGAACAAGTATGTAGCAGATGAGGCTATCAGGTACTACAGCGAACTGTACAACCGTAGTGGCATGGCTGATGTGGTGATCCTTCCTCATCTCACCAAGCACAATGTACGTGCTCTGGACGAACAGCACATCAAGGACTTGCTGGCCATCATTGAAACCATGCTAGCTCACAAGCCTTTTGAGGTAGTGACCGTGCATGATGAGTTCAAGTGTCACCCCAACTACATCAACTATCTGCGTCAGCACTACATCAACGTATTTGCTGAACTGGCCGAATCTACTGTTTTGGAAATGATCCTCTCCGGGATCTACGGCAAACCAGGCAAGTATAAGAAGCTGTCTACGGATCTGGGTGACCTGATTCGTGAAAGCAATTATGCTCTGTGCTGATGTGCCCTAGCCGCCGTCTGGCGGTTGGTGGGTAATGTAAATTACCCTGGTTAGCAGATTTGTGACTGAATCCTTCGGGGTTCAGTCACTTTTTTTGTTTTGTTTTCTTTCGCGTCAGATATTGGATAACAACCTCGGAGTACCAGGAATTAGACGGTCAGACAGACTTCTACTAAGTTCTATAGAACTTCTTCCAAACTTCTTAAATACCTCAAACCGATATTCTGATTTTTCAAAAATCAAAAATTTGGCGATATTGCGCCGATACTCTATGACCCCTTCTTCTTATAAATTTCAGCCGCCACTTCGGGCGGTGCCTATGAGCCTGTTTCCTGCAATGGAAACACTCGACGATGCAGTTCATTACTGCAAATCTCACTTCCCTAAATCAGACAGTCAAAAACTAGTAGGACTGCTTATGCTTTATCACAATACCCTTATTGATCAACTTAACCAGGAGAAATGACATGGGACTCGATATGTATGCAACCACGCTTAAGCGTGAAGTGGCTGAAAGCTACAACTACAAGACGTATGTTTCTTGTGATACCCGCAAATGGGCAACTCGTGCTGTAGGCTTTATTTATTTGACTGAAGATGAGGTGAACAAACTCACACCAGAAAGTCAAAGGGCTTATCACGACAAACGAAGTGAAGCTGTTGAACAAGCTAGCAGAGAAGGCTATATCAATACACACTTTGCTTATTGGCGTAAATTCAACCATTTGCATGGTTGGATGGAACGCCTTTACCAAGAGCGTGGTGGTGAAGATACATTCAACTGCATTGAGATTTGGTTGGATGAAGAAACCATTGATCGTCTTGAAAAAGAAAAAGACACTCTTGAACCTACTCAAGGGTTCTTCTTTGGTTCGTATGAAGAACTGACAAAAGAAGATAAGGAAGAAATTCAAAACTTCATTGACAGGTGCCGTCAAGCATTTGCTGATGGTTATATTGTTTTCTACGATTCATGGTGGTAAAAATGAACTATGCAATTGCAATGGGAAATCCTTCAGATGGTTTCTACTATGTAGGCCCATTTGAAAATGAAGAGCTTGCTCTTGAATACATGGGCGGAGAGCATTCCACTTATAACATGTGGATTATTGAATTGAACAAGCCATCTCCACTCCAAAAAGAAGAAAAGAACAATGACTACCTTAGTTCCCTGGGCCTTGTATGTCCTGTCTGTAAAAGCGACAACATTACAACTGACGGCCCAATGGAACAAGAGGCTGGCATTGCTTGGCAAGACGTAGAGTGTAAGACTTGCAAACATTCTTGGATTGATGAATACGAACTCGTAGGGTTCTCTAATCTTCAAGCACCATGAAGCTCAGAATCAAACGTAAACAGTTCTGGTGGACTTGGCATTTCTGTAATCAATCAGAAGAGACGCATGTGGGTTAATCTGCAATGAAAATCAAAGCCACTCCCAAGTCTTGTTCTTGTCCTGTATGTAAAGCCGGTAAACGATCAAATCGTGGAAAGGCTTTGATGAAAGCAGATGAGCGTGCTTACAGGCACGCTTCAAAGATCAATCTAATGAAAGGGAGAGAGGTCATAGAACCTGCTCCTGCTGGAGGTTACTATGACTAAAGTTAAAACCAGTAAGTTAGCTGGCATTACTCTTGATTGGGCGGTGGCGAAAGCAGAGGGCATGGAAATTGATGGCCCA